AAAAAACACTCCTATTGAAGTGCAAAGAGAAGTTATTCGCGACAGATTAAATCTTGCTATGCCAGACATATCAGCATTGCAAAGCCGACTTGGACAATTCAGTAGTAGCTCATCAAGTGGTGCGCCGTCAGTTGTGGTAAATGTTTCAGGCTCAGTCACAACAGAGCGCGATTTGGTCAATGCCATCACACAGGGCATTTACAATAATCAGGCTTCCGGAATCCCAATCTCCTATTCGACTGCGTACAGATAATGGCGTTACCAGCAACCCTTTCAGTCAAGATAAATCTATCGGGTGGAGCTTCATTCGGTAACCCGTTTATCTTGGGTACTTCACAACTAGGCTTTGCTGAACTAGCTTCTGCCATTCCTGTCATTGTCGATGTTTCTGCTCAGACAACAAACATCTCGACTCGTAGAGGGCGCAACCTTTTGCAAGATAATTACGAGTCAGGTCAAGCAACTATTAGAGTGGTCGATCCCCAGGGTCTGTTCAACCCCCAGAACAGTAGTAGCCCCTACTTTGGTCTTTTACAGCCACTTAGGAAGATTCAGGCATCTGCTATCTATGGCGGTGTTACTTATGGCTTATTTGGCGGTTACATTACCGAATATCGCTACACCTATCCAACAGGTCAAGAAACAGGCTATGTGACCTTTATTTGTTACGATGCATTCCGCTTGATGTATAACTCCAATGTCACAACAGTTACAGGTGGCACAGCAGGTCAGACAACTGCACAGCGAGTTCAATCCATTCTTAGCATGATTGCATGGCCGCCAGCCTTTACCAGCATTGGCACAGGCGCTACAACTTGCGTGGCAGACCCTGGCACAACTCGCACAGTCCTAGAAGCCATCCAGACCGCTGAGTTCACAGAGCAGGGCGCGTTCTACATTGACGAGAATGGCGTTGCAACCTTTAAGGGCAGACAATTTGTGGTTGATGCCCAAGCTGCTAGCCCTACAGTATTTAACCAAACTGGTACAGGAATTAACTATGCAGGAATTACCTTTGCACTCGATGACAAGACAATCGTGAACAAGGCGACTGTAACTCGAATCGGTGGCACAGCACAGACTTACTCAGATGCGACATCCATTGCCCAATACTTCACACGATCTATTACAGCTACTGATATGTTGATGCAGACAGATGCAAACGCCTTAGCCTTAGCAACTGCCTATGTTGATAGCCGTAAGGAAACTTCTATCCGAATTGAAACCATCACGCTGGACTTGGTGACTCCTAACTATGCTTCTGGAGTTGCAGCAGGTTTAAGTTTGGAGTTCTTTGACACAGTAGATATAACCAATGAGCAACCTGGTGGATCAACTATCCAAAAGAAGCTACAGATTCAAGGCATAGCCCACACAATCACCCCTAACACTTGGGTGACCACTTTTGCTACACAGGAACCTTTACTCGATGTTATGTACTAGAATTGACCCTATGAAAGAGGTGTGCTAATGGCTGTTGGATTCCCACTTAAAACGACTTATGCGAATGGAGATGTCTATTCCGCAGGCGATGTCAATGACACCAATGGCACTATCAACCTGCTTGGTTCAAGCGTTGCTTATGCTGCTGGTAAGAATAAGATTATCAACGGTGACTTTGGCGTATGGCAGCGCGGTACATCTTTTGCATCTATAGCATCCAATGTTTATTTTGCAGATAGATTTGGCGCAGCCAATACTGCTGGCGGTGGAACAATTACTTTTAGTCGTCAAACTTTTACACCAGGAACAGCACCAGTTTCAGGATACGAAAGCGCGTATTATGCAAGATTAGCAGTGACATCAGGTTCAGGATCAACAGTGACAGGTTGCTGGCAAAAAATAGAAGACGTCAGAACTCTTGCAGGTCAAACTGCAACCATTTCATTTTGGGCAAAAGCAGATAGTGCGAGAACTCTTAGCATTTACACAGTTCAAGATTTTGGTTCAGGTGGTTCAAGTGGTGTCGTAACATCTACAACAAGAACTTTGACAACATCATGGGCACGTTATACGTACACTCTTAACCTTGCCAGCATTTCAGGTAAAACTATTGGCACAAGTTCTTATCTTTACATTGCAATTGAACTAGGTGCTGGGCAAGCAAGCGGAACAGTTGCATTGGATACTTGGGGCTGGCAGGTCGAAGAAGGCTCAACAGCCACAGCCTTTCAAACTGCAACAGGAACTATTCAAGGTGAACTTGCTTTGTGCCAAAGATATTATTATCGACAAACAGCACAACAAGTTTATTCGGTAATTACAACAACTCAAAACATTTCAACTACTCAAACTATTGCGGCTTACACAATGCCAGTAACAATGCGTGTTGCTCCAACAGCTGTAGAGTTTTCAACTTTGGCTTTACAGGAATACAGCACAGGTGGGCTTTCTGCGGTAACTGTTTTGACCTTAGAAGGCAATGTTGGTGGGCTAAATACTCAGAGTTTATTATTTACAGTATCAAGTGGATTAACTACAAACAGGGTAACTAGAGTTTTGTGTAATAACTCATTATCGGCTTACCTCGGATTAAGTGCGGAGTTGTAAAATGGACAATGTAACCTTTATTAAAGTGGCAGGATTTGACGGCGTAGAAGTAGAGCACGCCATTATTGACCGAGGCAATGGGGAATATACCTCAATGCTTAAATCAACTTATGATGAAATGATTGCAAAGCAAAATGAAGCCTTTACTGTGTAAAGCAGGGCAACAACTTCGTGAGCAGATTGATGATTCGTTTCCGGACAGAGATCGTAAGTCTGATGGTTGGATAGGCGATGCCGCACACTCCAATCGTAAGAGTGACCACAATCCCGATCCGTCTAACGGAATCGTCAGGGCTATTGATGTGGATAAGGACTTCGACTCACGCCCCAGCACAGGTGCTTATATTGCCGACCAAATACGCCTATGTGCCAAGAAGGACAAACGAATCTCATATGTCATCTTCGCAGGTCGAATTGCCTCATCTAAGTCATTTTGGCGTTGGCGTTCTTACAATGGGGTTAATCGCCACGATCATCACATTCATATCAGCTTTACCAAAAAGGGTGATTCAGATTCTTCGTTCTTCCAAATCCCAATGCTAGGAGCAAACTAATGAACATGAAAAACCCACTAATACTTACAGCTGGTGCATTCCTATCAGCTTGGGCTGCAAGTAACTTCGATGTCGATTACCGTGCAATTCTATGGGCGGTGTTAGCAGGCGTATTCGGATATGCCACACCTAAAAAGTAATGACAGCCCAAGACTGGGCGGCTGTTGTAGCTGTTGCTTTGACCGTTATTGGTTCATTTATTGGATCAGTCAAATGGTTAGTAAAGCATTACCTAAACGAACTAAAGCCAAATAGCGGAACATCTATGCGCGACCAAATAACTGCATTAGAAGCGCGTGTTGAAACGATTATTCGTATCCTAGAGAGGTAACAATTATCTCATGGCTAGAAAAGCAACAAAGGCGTTAGAGGATCAAGGCTATTCAAAGCTTGATGCTTATAGCATTGCAATCAATGAGTTTTACAAATCATTGCGCCGTGCTGGGTTCTCTGTTGATTTGGCACTCGCCATTATTGTTGAAAGAAGCGCGTATCCGGACTGGATACTGCCTACTCCAATCAACCCAAATATCCCAGAGCCAGACTGGTATGACGATGAGGATGAATGAAGCGAACCGTAGTAGTTCCGGACTTACAAGTTCCCTATCACGATGCAGTAGCTGTTAAAAATGTTGCAAGTTTTATTAAGACGTTTCGCCCCGATTCTGTCGTTACTCTCGGAGATGAAATCGATCTCCCACAAATATCACGATGGACAGAAAACACACCAGGCTGGTACGAGCAGACACTAGCTGCTGACAGAGACGAGACGGTTGAAGTTCTGTGGTCATTAGTTGAGCATTCTAAAGAAGCTCACATGATCCGAAGCAATCACACAGACCGTCTTTACAATGTCACGATGAAAAAGATTCCTGCATTCTTAGCATTGCCTGAGTTGCGCTTCGAGAAGTTTATGAAGCTCGATGAACTGGGCATTACTTACCATAAGAAACCCTACGCCATCGCTAGGGGCATTGTGGCAGTTCATGGGGATGAGCAGAGCGTAAAGCCTACACCTGGCTTAACAGCCCTAGAAGCGGCTCGTAGGCACGGTATCAGCGTTATCTGTGGTCACACCCACAGAGCAGGTCAATCAGCCTTCACAGAGGCTTCTGGCGGGCGTATAGGGCGTATCCTGCGTGGGTGGGAGGCTGGGCATCTCATGGATGTCAGGCAGGCTCATTACACTAAGGGCACAATGAACTGGCAACAGGCGTTCATCATCATTGAGGAAATAGGCACAAATGTGCAGGTCAGCATCATTAACCTAGAAAAGGATGGGACATTCGTTGTGTCAGGTAAGAGATACGGGCGCGCTCGGTAACGACATAAGCAGAGACATCGATGACCACATGGATGACTCAGAATTGTTACCGTTTCGTTATCAAAATCTACTGAACAAATCCCACTAGCTGTGCAACACTCTTCCTGTTCCCGAAATACGGGGCAAGAAAGGGCAAAATGATTATCAACTCATTAACGATTCTGATGATTGCTGGTGTTGGCTTAATCTCTTACTTCTCCTTTAGATTAGGTCAAGAAGTTGGTTACGATCAAGGGTTAGTCGATGGTCGCACAGCTGTACGAAAGTACTATGAGCAGGTGGGTCGATGAAAGCAACTGAGGCGCTTATCAATGCAATCGACATTATGCAAGATCGTGGCAAGGTCTACGGTCATCCGAAAATCAATCAAGGTCGCATCGCTGCAAGGTTATCCTGTCTACTTGATTACCCAATCACAGACGCACAAGCTGCTCTTGCAATGGTCGAGGTCAAACTCGCCAGAATCACAGAAACTCCAAGCCATGAAGATTCCTACATTGATGCAATAGCCTATTTGGCAATCGCAGTACAACTACAAACAGAGGGCGATGAACTATATGTTTAACCTAGACGATTATCAGCCAGTCGAAGAGCGATTGGCTTTATTCATAAAAGACTATGAAGATTTCAGAGTCGAAACAGAGTTAGTGAGTTTCCAAAATGACAGATACATTGTTAAAGCATGGCTTTATCGTACTTACATGGATAGCACGCCATTCGCCAGCGGGCTCGCTGAGGAAACGATTAGCAGTAGAGGCGTTAATGCAACTAGCGCATTGGAAAACTGCGAGACTAGCGCGATCGGCAGAGCGCTTGCGAATGCTGGTTATGCAAGCAAGGGTAAGCGACCAAGCAAAGAGGAAATGGTTAAGGTCGCGAGAACAAAGCTCGCAGAGCCAAAGCAAGACTATATCCCTGTCGTAAATGAATCTGATCCGTGGACTATTAAAACAGTCGCAGCACCAACGACATCAGCTGAAGCAGTCGCTGTTGTGAAGGACATTATAGGCGGCACAACCGACAAGGATGTTCCTCGATGTCCTCATGGTGAAATGGTCTGGCATAACGGTATGACAAAAGCAAATAAACCATGGGGTCATTTCAAGTGCATTGCAGCAGCTACTGGTGAAATCAATCGATGCCCAAAGGGTGAAGATGTAATTTGGTATGAAATCAGTCCTCAAGGTAATTGGCGACCACAGAAGGCAAGGGCATAAGTATGGGCGAAATGGTAATATTTGATGATGGCACAGCAACCGTCATGGGCGGAGAGTTCGAAGAACCGCAGGATGTTGTTATCTATTGCGATCTTTGCAATGAACCTGTGGCTATTACTCCAGAGGCTAATGACCAGGTATTTGTTACCTGTCTGAGATGTCATGCAGTTAGCCATATTGCACTTAAAACATCGAAAGAAGCAGATGCCGAGCCAACACAGGAAACATAGAGGTTATGCGACTGAACGGCTGGTCGCCACCTACTTGCAGCAATGGTGGGGCTCAGCTAGCGTAGGTCGAGGTCAAGGCGCTGATATTCAAAATGTCCCGTTCGACATTGAGATTAAGGCGCGTAACTCACTTGACATCAAGGGGACACTACGCCAGATCAAGGCTCGCACATCCCAAACTGGGGAGTTAGGATTTGCTTGCTTCAGACTCAATGGGCAAGGGGAAGCATCAGTCGAGGAGTTCGTCTGTATGTTGACATTGGGTGATCTGGTGCAGTTATTAAGAAAAGCAGATTATGACCGAATCCCATCAGCTGACATTGATTGGGAAAAAACAATGGTTCGATGTGATTCATGTGGTAGTTGGAAAGTCAAATGGTGGGAGTGTAAGAGTTGTGGGAAAGAAGCGCCTAATGCCAATGTATGAATATCGTTGCCCTATTTGTAATACACAAATGGAGCTTGAATTGTCTATGGATCACGATTTAGTCAGATGCACAGATTGTGGTGCACAAGCTAATCGTATCTATTCAGTACCTGGCTTAGTGTTTAAGGGAAAGGGCTTCTATACAAATGACAAGAATCAACGATGAAGAGTGTCCATGTTTCTACTTTGCTACATGTCCAGATGAAGGAGCGCATTTAGAAAATTAAGAAACGCCGTCCTGACCAGCACTTATAGAAATGGATTTGACATGAGCGGTACACTCAGAGCGCTAGAGCCCTTCAGGGGCTCAGAGCGAACCGTGAAGCGGTTAGTTCGCTCGGTAGCAATCGTTATCGGGGGAGCTCTATGCTTCTCCATAGGATCAGCATCATGGGCGACAAACGATGCAACTAAACGCATAACATCAAAAGAGTATGCAAGAGGACAATTAACAGTTAAGAATTACAAATGTTTAGCTACTCTTTATGGAAAAGAATCTGCATGGAATTGGAAAGCAGTAGGTAACTTAGAAGGTACTCATCGAGTATATGGAATACCACAAGGTAAAAGTGAGTGGTTAAGAACAGCTAATCCATTACAACAGATTGACTGGGGCTTACGCTATATCGGACATAGGTATGGCTACACTATGACTCATGAAGGTAAGCAACCCAATACTTGTAAAGCTTTAGATCATTGGAAGCGTAAAGGATGGCATTAGATAAATTAAATAGCCGTAAGTATCGCAATCACAAAGAGCGAGTATTCGCTCGCGATGGTAGGCAATGCAGGTACTGTGGCAATGATGAGAACTTACAAATAGATCACATCATTAGCCGTAAGAACGGTGGCACTCATGACATGGATAACTTACAAGTGTTGTGCCGTGATTGTAATTTGCGTAAGTCGAGCAAGGATGAGGGTGTTTTTTTAGCACAAGCGGCTACCCCCCCTGTCTTTTCTCT